TTAAAGAAACGCGTTTCATAATAAGTAATGAACGACCCATATTACAATTTCTGTTTAGAAGAAATCAGGTTCTACACAGAAAAGATAAACGAAATTATAAAAGAAGGGCTTAAGGACCCCAAGGCATATTATGAAGAGTCTAAAAGTGAATGGAAAAAAATATACCAAATGATACCTGTTATGTATTTAATGAACCAGATGGAAAAGGATGATAAAAAATAATATAACTTATATTAATGAGCTCGAGTAATAGTCGATCAGTACCATATTACGGAAATTATAAAAAATATTACAATTATACGAATCCAGCTAGAAACTCAAACGAGTATCAAAATAGACTTAGAGTTACACCTCCGTCTAGTCCATTTAGGTTTGGGGTTGGTTCACCTTCACCCATGAGAACACAATCACAATCACCTCGAATAAGTAAAAGGAGACGAGAAGAAAATGAAAAATTAGAAATAGCGAGAAAAAGAAATGAAAATAAAAGACGAAAAGAAGCTGCTGTTAAGAAAGCGAAAGAGGAAGCTGCTAAGAAATCAAAATCATTAGAACAACAACTCAAAAATGCAAAAACACTTTCAAATTTAAAAAAGATATACAAAAAAGGTGCGTTAATAAAACACCCAAATAAAGGTGGTACAAAAAGTAACTTCCAAAAATGGAAAAGCCTATTCGATGCACGTAAAAGTATTATTAATTTAAAGTAACATATCTAATTTCTAAATCAACGTTTGGTGTTGGTGGAAAATTTATAAGGTACGAATGTTTTAACCCCGTAAGTTTCAAGTAATTTTGTGCTTGAGTTACCATTACGTCGGTCATATTCTTCACGGCTTTGAGTTCGAGTACGATTTCATCGTTCAAAATCAAATCCGCGCGTAAGTTACCTACATTATGTCCCATAAAATCTATAGGAACTATTCTTTCCGTTTCGTATGGAATATTGTTTTTTCGGAGTAAGACTTCAAATGCCTTATGATATACAGACTCGCTATAGCCGGGACCCAAGTTTTTGTATACAAGTTCGGCATACTCCTTTATTATCATTTATAATTTAAACAATTTACTCTTTAAATTCTAAATTTTAAACCAAAATGTCAGATTCGCCGATTGGTTTCGATGGGTGTTGGCTATAGACGGTTTCGATCGATGCCATTTCGATATAAGGTGAAACCCAAAAAGGTTTATATCTTTTTGGGTTGTTACATCGAGCGCACATGGGCACAATATAGTCTCTACCGTCGTTTTGACACGTGACATGAGCCGATACTTCGAAACCGGATTCGCACTCATAGCGCGCACACTTTAGCTTCTTCTTCATTATCCGTTTCAAATACTTTTTTTTATTACCATGGATGAATCGCTTGTGTGATGTCTTACCAGTGCCTGACATGTTTTTTACCACGGTAAAACCCCGTTTTTCCGGTAAAAACACGCTGCCTATCTTTGCGCAACGCTTAAGTTTTTTGTTTTTTACGATTTTTGTGTGTGATCTTGTTTTTACCATTTTTCTTAATTTGATTATTTATTTATATTTTGAATACTTAGGTAGAATATCATCATTTTTATTCTTGTGGTGGTGTTATTTTTATTTCGGGTGCATCTTCAACTATATCTATAACATATCTACTTTCATCGTTTGTAGGAGATACCGTTACTATTTTACACATATCGGTACTAACCATGGTTGTTTGCTCCGAAAATTTTAAGGGTATAATTATTGGTCGGCACAATAGCATCCACATACTTAACCTTAGTTAATATTTTAATTTTAATATTTAAAACACTATGGCTAATAATTTACCACCGAACAAACACCTTCATAAACACATTATTGAAGGTATAAAATTTGCCGAAGAAATGTTAGACGCTTTGGATGAAATATCATTAAAGTATAACACACATATATCGGATAGTATAAATTTAGGTAACTTCGAGAGTCTTGATACTTCTTTAACACATTCATCTAGAAAATTGGTAGAATATAAACAGAAATATGAAAATATTTTGAAAAAATATAATGAATATTCTTTGGAATTTAGACACAGATTATAGAAAATATTGGTTTAAAATACGTTTCATTTATACCGTAAATTTTACAATTTTTAAGAATTTTTAAGAATTTTTAACTCATATATATATTTTAAATAAATGTTTAAAACATTTATTTATTTCATTTAGTAATAGTAGTTTAAATATTGTTTGAATAATATAAGTGTATATGTATATGTATATAAAATTGGTTTGGTTTTGTGTACCACGGAATTTGGGTCAAAAAAAAAGTACGAAAAAAAAGAGCTTTTTGAAAAAAAAGCGAATGTTTTAAATGTTGAGAATGTTGAGAATGTTGAGAATGTTGAGAATGTTGAGAATGTTGAGAATGTTGGGTAAAATCATTTTTTTCTCTATCAAAAAGGCATACAAAGGGTATCGTTTAGCCCGTCAAGGCGAAAATCCGTGAGACAGGTTTGGAAACCTTTGCGAAACCTTTAACATATTTTTTCTAACATTTTTCACTCTATAAAAAAGGTTTGAAAAAGACTTAAGTTGTATCGTCGTATTCAAAATAATAAAAAATTAAAATGAATACGACTAATTTTGTTTCAAACATTGTCCGAACAACTATACCTAACACAAACAAAGATTGTCACATTTGTGTAATTGTCAAATACGAAGAATGTAACGGTGGTATACCTGGACCAACCGAACATATCGAGATTACAGCTACACCAGTGATTTCGTATAATTATGTAGCTGCGTACGATAACAAAAATTCACGCATCCCGAGTGGCGGTGGGTATATAGAACCTATATCTCTTTTTAATATGTTCAAGAATAACGTCATTCTCGGAGTTGATAAAAATTCAAAATATGTTGATATAGATATGAGTTACGTTTCACAATTGGATGGTACATTTTGGAACGAACACGATCTCTTTAGAACGATCGAAGATTTTCACGACGAAATCCGAGAAAAATATAGGTATTCTGGAAGAATTACTGGTACACCTTGGTTACGTTCTGATTCGTTAGACACTTCCGACGATGAAAGTGAATATGAAATCAATCCCGCCATGATATTACCGACACAAAGTATCATGGAAATCCTGGACAAAAATTCAAATATCATACCCGAAGGTGATTATTTGAAAATTTGTAATGAGTTAACTAAAATTAGAAGAATTTAATAAACATATTAAAAATAAACGTACTATACATTTTATGAAATCACCCCTTAGATACCCCGGTGGTAAAACACGCGCATGTAAAATTTTGGATGATATCGTTACCGAGAAAAAGTTCGATACATCTCTCGTAATTTCACCTTTTTTCGGTGGTGGTTCATTTGAATTTTTCATGTCCACTAAGTATGGTTCAAAACTTATCGTAAACGATAAATTTAAACCACTCGTATCGTTTTGGAAATCTGTACAAATGTACAATAAAGAGCTCTGTTCTAAACTTACAGAAATTTTGGGTACCATTTCAAAAGATATTTTTAGTACCATGCGAGATACCATAATGGACGAACCTGACACACTTTTACAGGGGTATAAATATTTTGTTATTAATAGATGTTCGTTTAGTGGTGCTACACTTTCGGGTGGATTTTCGTTAGAATCGTCTAAAAAAAGGTTTACTGAAAGTTCAATACAGCGCATAAAAGATCTCAATTTAACCGATATAGAATTTTATAATTTAGATTTTGAAACTTTTTTAAAGGGTAAGAAAACTGGTCTTATATTTTTAGATCCACCGTATTATCTCAATGAAAATTCAAAATTGTATGGAAAAAATGGCGACATGCATGAAAATTTCGACCACGAAAAACTTTTTCGGGTTTTAAACAAAAGAAAAAACTGGATAATGACATATAATAATTGTGAGTACATCAAGGATTTGTATAAAAATTACGAAATCCGTGAAGTAAAATGGTCTTATGGGATGAACGCAAGTAAAGATTCATCTGAAATCGTCATCATAGGTTAGGTGGTAGACGTGTTCTATCATCGAGAGAGTATTCACTCGGTTTGAGTGTTCTAATATCTAAAGGTTGAAAGGCGGCTGTTACAGAAAATTGTGATTTAGTCTTGGAATGAATCTTCGCCCTTATGCGTATCTCTTGATCTACCTTAAACTCTGGAACTCCCAACTCGAGTGTATCTTCTCCTAAATGATACAACCCGAACCCTTTTATTTGTATGTACGCACAACCCTTATTCCTATAGAAATTTTGAATTTCGTGATCACCTACACTCAGATATACATCTTTATAATCGCGTTTATTTTCCAACCATTCCGCGTGTGTCATATCCTTATTGGTTAAAAACGGTGGTGGTTTAAATATCACTCTATCCATATACTTTTGAAAAAGTTCATTCGTCGGTACCCATAACCCTTCTTTCCATTTAAGTGTAGATTGTCCCCAATCTGGAGAATTTCCCGGTTTACACTCAATATGTCCATTTTGTGTATATATATCCGGATTATGTGAAGAACCACCGCCTTGTTTTACAATTTTAGAGCTATGTTTTATATTTTCGTAACATAGATTCTCGTATTGTTGACCATTTACGGAACAGATGGATCCTTTACGTTCTTTCACCACTTCCTCACACACATAGTTTTCATTAAAGAGTTTATGTAATTTACCAATATCACATCTCATACGTTTCAATTCTCCTAATATACTATCCATAATTCTTTGATAATATTTGTTTCATTTCTCTAAATTATTAAACAGTTTTTCATACATAAAAAGGTTATGATTACGACGGTGGGACTAAGAAGGAATTTGATTTGTAATTACACTTCTACGAATATACTCATCACTATCGGAAATAAATTGGTTTTCATGCTCATTCTCTATAGCTTTTACTAATTTTGAAATCCATTCCGTTTTATTTTTTGCGATCTGGCGGTACCATACATATTCTTGTGATATTCGAACAACGCGGTACCCGTTTTTATGCGCAAGTTCTTCCTTGTATATATCAGTTTTATACGTTTCTTCGTATGAACCCCAATTACTAACCTGTCTGAAATGTTGTGGACCATCGACTTCGACTATTAATTTCTTATCATCTATAATTATATCATATCTATACTTAGTTTTAAACATTTTACGGTTCGATTTTTCACCAACATCGTATCCTTTATCTCTTAATGTTTCAAAAACGTGCGTTTCTGTTTTGTTAACACAAGACGAACACCATTGTCCACTAGTAACGTTTTTAAGTTGTATATCAAAGTCATGACCATTATCACACGTAAACCAGTAGTTTTTGTTTGTTGATTTATAAACGTCACGTGGTTTTACATCACCGTTTTTTGTAATGTGCCAACACGCCGCTCTTTCTTCATTTGAAGCAAAACTTTGTTCATATGAAGAAGGTGATTTTGGACAATTCGGACACCATTGTCCACCAGTAACGTTATCAAGGGACATATAAAAGTCGTGATCATTATCACACGTAAACCAGTATTTTTTGTTTGCTGATTTAAAAACGTCCCGTGGCTTTACTTTACCATTTTTTGTAGCGTGCCAATACGATGCTCTTTCTTCATTTGAAGCAAAACTTCGGTCATATGAAGGTGTTTGATGACAAGACGAACACCATTTTCCCTTAGTAACGTTACTAAGGGACATATCAAAGTCGTGATCATTATTACACATAAACCAGTATTTTTTACCTGATGATTTAAAAACGTCCCGTGGTTTTACATCACCGTTTTTTGTAGCGTGCCAACACGCCGCTCTTTTTTCATTTGAAGCAAAACTTCGGTCATATGAAGGTGTTTGATGACAAGACGAACACCATTGTCCACTAGTAACGTTTTTAAGTTGTATATCAAAGTCATGACCATTATCACACGTAAACCAGTAGTTTTTACCTGATGATTTAAAAACGTCCCGTGGTTTTACATCACCGTTTTTTGTAGCGTGCCAACACGCCGCTATTT